TTGAATTACTTGATGACTATATTGCAAAATTAAAAAATAAGATAAAAGAAGTAGGTTATTATGGCGAAGGAGCGGCAAAAGAAAAAGATCTAGTTCAGGAGAGAAATGCCCTATTAAATCAACTTCCATTTTCTAAATTTGTAAGAGATAAATTTAAACATGCAGAAGGCGGCAGGGCGGGTTATTCCAAAGGAAGACTGGTTAAGAGTGCACTCGCTATTCTTAATAAAAATAAAAAGAATTCTGAATATATGTTCAAAGCATCCGACAATGTATCTCCGGGTTATGCGAGAGGAGATCTTAAATATAATGCCGAACTTCTTGCAGATCAATTAGCAGAAGATGCCGGCGTCATCTACGATGATCTTGGGGATTTAGAGCGAATAAAATTTTACGGTACGGCTTATGATTACTTAGCTGCGGAAATGGGAAAAAATTTATTACGAAAAAGAAATTTAGCAAAAATAACTAAAGCTTTGGGTACGGGAGAAGATCTATCGTCTGTAAGTCCTGCCTATGGTGAAAGATATGCTAACCAACTACTTATGGACTGGAAACCAGGAAAAGGTCGTAAGCCAAGTGCATCCGGCGGTCTCGCTAAGATCCTGGAGGTCTAATGGTTGGTCGAAGTCAATGGGATATAGAAGAATTAAATAAAGGAGCCAGATTTAACGGGTATAAAAATTGGTCTGATCCAGCTCTTAAAGCAGATAAAAACGCTGTTTCTAGAATTTTAAAACAGTTGGCTCTAAAAAATGGAATATGGCAACCTCCACTAACAGTGGCAGAAAGAGTAGCGATCGCTTCTCAGGCGCAAGTAAAACATACTTGGGCATCCGTAATAAAAGAATTTCCTGATTTTGAAAAAGGAATGAAAGAATATTTAGATACTAAAACTCAAAAGCCAGAACTTAAAAAAATTAATAAATTAAAAATTTCTTCTGAGAAAAAATTTAACATGATGACTGGAAGACAGAAGCAGTTTCTACTCAAGTATAATCTATATCAGTTTCAACCTTTTAAAAATTCCATAACAGTTCCTGAAATGGGAAAATTGAGTAAGTTTAAATCTGTACGGGAAGTCTTAACACCTATTTCCGCTGAATCCTATAATTATAAAAATGGAGTAAAGGTATTGGATAGTAAGTTTTACGTTGCTAATAGAGCCCAACTTTTTCAGGATTATTTAAAACGAGAAGGAATGGAGAGACTTGCCATACCCGCTCACGGAGCAGAAGGTATAAGGTTTAAAGGAAGATGGATACTTACGGATAAAGCCATTAAGGAAGGAAAAACATTTGCAAGCATTATTGGGGCGTATCCTAATTTAAAAGGGAAACCTACCACAATATATAACAACATACTTTCTAATGTTACCAAAGATCATCCCATCTATAAAGATACTCAACAAGGTTTAAGATCTTTATTTAATTTTGTTAAAAAGTCTATCAACTTGGAGCTGAGGGAACTGAAACCTGCAGCATTAAGAACATTAGTTGAGAACAATCCTACTTTATTAAAACAAGTAACCGGTTATGTAGATCCAGTTTCAAAAACAATAAACTATCAAGGTGTTGCAGGACTCAAAAATCTTTCTACTGAAGAGATATTAAACCGGGCCCGTCTTGTCACAGAACATAATAGACCCATGAGGGATTATGCTTCCAAATATATGGATAAAGATAGATTAAGAGTTCTAGCTAAAAATTTAAGGAACATTGATGCTGACATGACCCATAATATAAGTCTGGCCAGTCAATGGTATAATAACTCTTTAAAAGAAACAGCCACTAATTTGGCGGAAGCGAATAAAAATAATCCTAAGGTGCTGGAGCATCTATCTAATGAGTTTAAAAAAATGAATCAAAGAATGTATGTGGGGGGTAAGTTTTATGGGGCTGAGGTAGCCACTAGTCCTAAATATACAAAATCCATCGTTGATTTTTGGAGAGGTAATCTAAAGGGCGTAGGACTTGAACATCTATGGGATAAGTATGCAGGTCAATATAACAAAAGAGGTTTTGGCACAATAGATGATATTCTTAACAAAACTTTGAAGGACCGCACATCTCTTAGACAGATAGGAACATTTTTTGGATGTCCAACAACTTTTAAATCTTATGATGAAGGAGGAAGGGTTCGACTACAAACAGGAGGACAGGGTCTTGCTCAATGTGTTGATACAAAATTAAAACAACCTGGCGCCATGGAAAAATTGGCGGCGTTACCTGAAGAAGTTAGTGGTACTCTAGGGAGATTAAAAAATGCAGCCACAAACTTTTTAAAACTGTTGGGTAGAGGCGGAGTGAAAGCTGCGCCGTATGCAGCGATTACAGCAGGTGGTGCAGCAGCCGCGGGTCTTGTTAAAACATTCATGAACGACGATCCGTCAACATATTTATCTGATGAAAATCAACAGAAGAATATGTTAATCGATATGATAACAAGTCCATTAGATGACACACCACAAGAACGTCCGGATATTTTAGACTGGCAACTTCCAGTATTAGGTGCAGAGACAGCATTAGGTACAGCAGTGACTGCGCCGTCAACAATTGAAGCTGCTAGATCAGCAAGGTTTGGAAAAAAACCATCAGGCATAACTAAGACTGCTTTGAAAAGTTTAGGAAGAGGATTAATGACAACTGGAACTCCATTAGGTCTAGCTGCATTAGAACCATTACATATTGCAGGACAAATCCAACAAGGAGATTCTCCAGTAGATATTGCAACAAACCCATGGAATTATTTGGGACCTGCTTTTATGCCATCAATGACTAAAGCGGCAACAAAAGGTTTAGGAGCAGCATCTAATGTAGCTAAAGTTATGAGATTAGGATTACCTATGGCCGCTGTAAATGCTTGGAACCCTATTGGATGGGGATTACTTGCAGGTTCTGTAGGAATTGAAGGTTATAAACAATATCAAGATTATAAAAACAAGAGAGGTTGGTTTAGTGACGAATAAAAATCTTGTCACAAACATGCCTCATGTTAAGTGGAAGGAAATTCCACCTTTAAAAGGACCGGATTCACAGGGGTTGAATGTTCCCACAAAACAAGCTAAAACAATAGAGAACTCGGAGAATATAAATGGCAGATATAGACAAGGCCCTACCAAACGTAAAAACTGAAATTAGAGTACCTGGCGAAGAAGAAATTCAAGTAGCTCAAGAAGAAACTATTCAAGAGCAAGTTGGTCCTGAAGATGTTGAAGTAACACAAGAAGAAGATGGTGGTGCAACAATTAATTTTGATCCAGAAGCGGTTAACCAACCTGGAGGCGAAAGTCATTTTGACAATTTAGCAGAATTATTACCGGACGATGTCTTAGGAAGACTAGGTTCCGAATTAACAGAGAACTATAATCAATATAAAAGTTCTAGAAAATCTTGGGAAGATACTTACACAAAAGGCCTTGATCTTTTAGGATTTAAATATGAAAACCCATCACAACCTTTCCAAGGTGCATCCGGTGCAACTCACCCAGTTTTAGCTGAAGCTGTTACACAGTTTCAAGCACAAGCTTATAAAGAATTATTACCAGCAACAGGTCCAGTCCATACTCAAATAGTTGGACTTGCAGATAGAGCAAGAGAAGATCAATCTGTCAGAGTAAAGAATTTCATGAACTATCAAATCATGGATGTGATGAAAGAGTACGAACCCGAGTTTGACACAATGCTTTTTTATCTCCCTCTTAGCGGCTCCGCTTTTAAGAAAGTCTATTATGACGAGCTTTTAGGTAGAGCCGTTTCAAAATTTGTCCCAGCTGACGATTTAGTTGTGCCTTACACTGCTACATCTTTAGAAGATGCAGAAGCAGTTGTGCACGTACTTAAAATATCAGAAAATGATTTAAGAAAAAAACAAGTAGCAGGTTTCTATAAGGATATAGAATTAAAACCTGGTTATAATCAAGAAACAGAAGTAGAGAAAAAAGAACGAGAACTTGAAGGCGTTAAAAAAACTAGAGATGAAGATGTATTTTCTATTTTAGAAATACACACTGATTTAGATTTGGAAGGCTTCGAGGACAAAGATTCAACTGGTGAAGGTACTGGAATTAAACTTCCATACATTGTTACCATTGAAATGGGTAATAGAGAAATTTTATCAATTAGAAGAAACTACAAAATAGATGATCCACAAAAACTTAAAATAGATTATTTTGTTCATTTTAAATTTTTACCTGGATTAGGTTTTTACGGTTTCGGATTAATTCATATGATAGGTGGTTTATCAAGAACAGCAACCACTGCATTACGTCAATTATTAGACGCAGGAACTTTAAGTAATTTACCGGCCGGATTTAAGCAAAGAGGAATCCGTGTTAGAGATGAGGCACAAGCTATACAGCCTGGAGAATTCAGAGATGTAGATGCACCTGGAGGAAGTATCAAGGATGCATTTATGCCTTTACCATTTAAAGAACCTTCACCAACATTATTACAGTTGATGGGGATAGTGGTACAGGCAGGGCAACGATTTGCCGCCATAGCTGACATGCAGGTCGGGGACGGCAACCAACAAGCAGCTGTTGGGACGACTATTGCCCTCTTAGAGCGTGGCTCCAGGGTCATGTCAGCTATACATAAAAGATTGTTTGTGGCGATGAAACAAGAATTTGGTTTATTAGCGGGAGTTTTTAAACAATATTTACCGCCAGAATATCCTTATGATGTTGTTGGTGGACAGAGACAAATTAAAGTTACAGACTTTGATGATAAAGTAGACATTATTCCTGTTGCAGACCCAAATATTTTTTCTCAATCACAAAGAATTTCAATGGCACAGACAGAATTGCAACTTGCAATGTCAAATCCGCAAATGCATAATCTTTATGAAGCGTACAGAGCGATGTACACTGCGATTGGTGTTAAAAATATTGATTTAATTTTGCCGCCACCTACAAAACCGGCTCCAATGGATCCGGCAAGTGAAAATATTTTAGCAATGAGCTCAAAACCGTTCCAAGCTTTCAAAGGACAAGACCATCAAGCGCACATTACGACTCATTTAAACTTTATGGCGACTAATATTGCACGAAATTCACCTCCAGTCATGGGTGCATTAGAAAAAAACATCTTTGAACACATTTCTTTAATGGCTCAAGAGCAATTAGAAGTAGAATTTAGAAATGAAATTCAACAATTGATGCAAATGCAACAAAAGGTACAACAAAACCCAATGTTACAGCAAGATCCCCAGTATCAACAACAAATTATCTCAATGACGATGAATTTAGAGTCCAGAAAAGCGAAATTAATTGCTGAAATGACGGAAGAGTTCAAAAACGAAGAAAATAAAATCATGGGTCAGTTTGGAAACGATCCAATTGCTAAATTAAAAGCAAGAGAACTAGATTTAAGAGCTATGGATGATTCAGCTAAGAGAGATCAGGCCCAAGAAAAAATTGATTTAGATAAATCTAAACAATTAATGGGTCAGGATCAGTTTGATGAAAAATTAGCTCAAAATGAAGAATTAGCTCATTTAAGAGCTGATACATCTATACAAAAACAAGCGATGTCTCAAGATGCTAAAATGGCCAATGACTTAATAAAGATGGCTGATGTTAGAACCTTGAAAGGTCCTAGAAGATAGTATAGTAATATAATATATAAGGAGAAAACTATGGCAAAAAAAGATAAAGAACCTTTTTACAAAGGCGACATTCCTTTAAACCTTAACAAAGATGGTTATTCAAAAGGTGGAAAAGAAATTAAGATTCCTGAAGGTCAACCTACTAAAAATAAAGTTGGCGGTCAGAGAAGAATGTTAGCTTCTAAAAAATCTGACGTAAGTTGGTGGTAGTATGTGGTTTGGAGCACTTAAGCTCGGCTTAAACGCAGCGAGTCACATTTATAAAAAACGCCAAGAGTCCAAGATGGCTATGGCAGACGCACAATTTTTGCATGCGCAAAAACAAGCTCGAGGTGAGGAAGCTTACCAGGGCAAACTTTTAGAGGCCCGTCAAAACGACTACAAGGATGAATTTGTACTTTTGATCCTAAGCGCCCCCATAATCGTGCTCGCCTGGGGAGTCTTCAGTGACAATCCTGCGGCGATGGAGAAGGTGAAAATCTTCTTCGAGCATTTCGCGTCACTGCCAACATGGTTTTCGACTTTATGGATTCTTGTAGTTGGAAGTATTTTTGGTATAAAGGGAACACAGATATTTAGGAATGGGAAGAAAAAATAAA